TGGTTACGTTTGCTGAGTTTGCTGCGATTCGTGGATGCACGAAAGCGGCAGTGACTCATGCCAGCAAGAGCCGCATTGCGGCGGCGGTGGTGATCAAGGACGAAAAGAAATGGCTCGATCGTGACCTAGCGTTGGAGCTGTGGAACAAGAACACGCAGGCGACGCATTGCAGCAAGGTGAGCCAGCCGGATCCGGTGGATCCAAAGGATTTGCGCAGCGCGATCGACAAGTTGCCGGATGACGCGATCCCGGATCTCAATGAGTCCAGGGCGAGACGCGAGCACTATCAGGCGGAGCTGGCGAAGCTGCAGGTGACGCAGCAGCGCGGCGATCTGGTGCCGGTGGAGGATGTGAAGAAGGACGCGTTCCAGGTGGGCCGCAGCATCCGCGAGGCGCTGAGCAACCTGGCCGATCGATTGAGCCACCAGCTGGCGGGGGAGACTGACCCGACGGTGATCCATGAGGTGCTGACGCGCGAGCACCGGGACGCGCTGATGGCGCTGGCGGAGGTGGAGGAATGAGCGTCTGGCGCGCGGGCTTCATGGAAGGGCTGCGGCCTGAGCAGCCGTTGACGGTGAGCGAGTGGGCGGATGCGCACCGGCGGCTGAGCAGCAAGGCGAGCGCGGAGCCTGGCCCGTGGCGCACGAGCCGGACGCCGTATCTGCGCGAGCCGATGGATTGCTTGAGCAGCAGCAGCCTGGTGCAGCGAGTGGTGATGATGTTTGCGGCGCAGACGGGCAAGACCGAGGCCGGCAGCAACTGGCTGGGGTATGTGATCGACCACGCGCCGGGCCCGATGTTGTGCGTGCAGCCGACGGTGGAGATGGCCAAGCGGCTGAGTAAGCAGCGGCTCGAGTCCATGATCACGGAGACGCCGGTGCTGGCGGAGAAGATCGCGCCGGCCAGGGCACGGGATTCAGGCAACACGATGTTTTCTAAGGAGTTCCCCGGCGGGATCATGCTGCTGACGGGGGCCAACAGCGCGACGGGGCTGCGGTCGGCGCCATGCCGGTACCTGTTCGCTGATGAGGTGGACGCGTTCCCGAGTGATGTGGATGGCGAGGGCGACCCGGTGGCGCTGGCGGAGCGACGGACGACGACGTTTGCGCGGCGGAAGATCCTGCTGACCAGCACGCCAACGGTGAAGGATTTCAGCCGGATCGAGGCGGAGTACCTGCGCAGCGATCAGCGACGGTTCTATGTGCCGTGCCCAAGTTGCGGCGGGATGCAGTGGCTGCAATGGCCGCGGCTGAAGTGGGACGCAAAGCGGCCGGGTGATGTGCGGTATGAGTGCGAGCACTGCGGCGAGCGGTTCGAGGAACTGCACAAGCCGGCGATGCTGCGCGGCGGCGAGTGGCGCGCGACGGCGCCGAGCGATGGCCGGACGGCAGGCTTCCAGTTGAGTGGGCTGTATAGCCCGTTGGGGTGGTGCAGCTGGGAGCAGCTGGTGGATGATTTCCTAAGGGCCAAGGCGGACGCGCCGGCGTTGAAGGCGTTCGTGAACACCAGGCTGGCGGAGACGTGGGAGGAGGACTATGCGGCATCGGTGAGCGCTGATGGGCTGCTGGCGAAGCGGCTGGACTACCCAGCGGGCAAATGCCCTGATGGCGTGGTGCTGCTGACCTGCGGCGTGGACGTGCAGGACAACCGGTTGGCGGTGAGCGTGTGGGGATGGGGCGAAGGCGAGACCGGCTGGCTTGTGTGGCATCAGGAGCTAATGGGCGATCCGACGCAGACGGAGGTGTGGGCGCAGCTGGATCAGGTGCTGGCGACCGAATGGGATGCGGTCGGCGGGCGGACGCTACGGATCAGCCAGATGGCGGTCGACAGCGGCGGCCATTGCACGCATGAGGTCTATGCCTATGTGCGTGACCGGGTGCGGCAGGGCGTGGTTGCGATCAAGGGCAGCAGCAGACGCAACAGCCCAGCGGTGGGGAAGGGCAGCAAGGTGGATGTGAACTGGCGAGGTCGGGTCATCAAGCGCGGCGTGACGCTGTATCAGCTGGGGACCGACACGATCAAGACGACGCTGTTCGGCCGGCTGCGGCACAACGAAGGCGCGGGCGGGTTGTTCTTCGGCCAGGCCGCTGATGCGGAGTATTTCAAGCAGTTGACAAGTGAACGGCAGGCGTTGCGGTATCACCGCGGCTTCCCGATCCGGGAGTGGGTGAAGAAAGCAGGTGATCGCAACGAGGCGCTCGACTGCGCGGTCTATGGCTACGCGGCGATGCTGATCTACAGCCGACGCATGAACAAGGCGACGATGTGGCAGCAGTTGCGCGATCAGATGGAAGGCGGGAAGAAGCCGGCGCTAAGATCGAAACAGCAGGCTGCCCCTGGGCCTGCTAGTGGCTTCGTCAGCAACTGGTAGCGCGCAGAGCCGATTCGATCATGTAGGCAACCAGGCTTGAGACGGTGCGGCTTTCGGCGTTCGCACGGTCCTTGAGCTTGTCTGCGATGCTCTGCGGGAGAACTACCTGGACCCGCACACCTTGCGCCATGGTTTGATCGTGGTATGATTTGACAGCAGGCGACAGCCAAGTGGCTACGCCTGCGCTTGATCCTAATGCAATCGGAGGCCTATTATCAATCCAGCCAATGGCGCGTCAAACGCCTCACGCGGCTGAATCATGACGAGCACACTTGCCAAGGCTGCGGCATCACTTGCCAGCAGCTAGCTGATCTTGGATGGCCTGCTCTGCAGGTGCATCATCGCAATGCCGGACCACCGGACTACCGATACCCGTCATTTGGCAACGAAGCGCTGTCAGATCTTTTGACTTTGTGCGCCGAGTGTCATGACGGCATTACCAATTCAGTCCGCCGCCAACGCTACAAGCTCGATCCCAAAAAGCAAGTGCAGGCCGTCACAGTCGCCGCACCATCACTGACACCCAACACAATCACAACACGACGCAATGTCCAACCTTCCGCAAATCGAGATACGCTTGCAGGGCGTGAGTCCATTGCTGTGCCACAACGGTCAGACCGCCGATCCGCGAAATACCTATGCGAAGGCGATGAAGGCCGTCAGCAGCAAACGGAAAAAAACTGACGCCGACTACGATGAACTGGCCCGGCTTGAGTGGTTGGCCGGCTTGTATCGCTTTGCCGATGACCTAGTCATTCCTGACTACGTTGTCGAAAGCGTGATGATTGCCGGTGCTAAGAAGAGCAAGCGTGGCCCACAGGCCAAGTGCGGCCTGTTCTTCACGCAGCACGCTGCACTGCAATTTGATGGCAAACCTGCAGCGATCACTGACGACACACTGGCCGAGATGTTCAAGTCAGGCGATTTCACCCACACTATTGGCGTGAGGGTGGGCATGGCCAAGGTGATGCGCACCCGGCCGGTGTTTCGCCACTGGAGCTGCACTGCGATCGCTCAGTACGATCCCGACGTGCTAAACCTGCGGGACATTGAAGAGATCGCATCTGATGCCGGCAAACTTGTGGGGATTGGGGATTGGCGACCTAAGCACGGCCGGTTTGAAGCGCAGATAGCCTGATGATCTGGGCATCCGCGAGGTGTAAGTCCCAGTTTGGCCTGGCAAGGCCTGGTTCGGCTGGGCACAGCATGGCTGGGCGCGGTGCGGTCCGGCAAGGCTAGGCACGGCGTAACGAGGGTTGCAGACGGCAGCACGGAGGGGCAACCCTCCCTGCTGCTCTCTATGGGAGCAGTCAGGGCGCGGCAGGGATCGGTCAGGCAGTGCTTTGGCATGGCATGGCACGGCGGGTTCGGCCTGGCCTGGCAAGGGCCACAGACGATGGCACAGAGGGCTTCGGCTCTCTCTGCCATCCTCACCAAGATGGTTATGGCAGGGCGCGGTGGGATGAGGTACGACATGTTCAGGTTGGGCCGGGCGAAGCGTGGCAAGGCATGGACCCATTCCTTGGGTAGACTTGACACAAAGATCTTGGTCGAACCGTGAATATTCCAAGTTCTCTCCGAGCTGGTGACACGGTTCAGTGGCGCGATGCCCCTGGCGTTGACAACCTCGGCAACGTGGTCAGCAGCGCTGACTACACGCTGACCTATTACCTGCGGTTCAACGCTGCCAGCGAAGGCGCGACGGTGGTCGGCACGGCCTACGGCACTGGCTGGGAGTTCACGATCGCTGCGGCGACCAGCGCGGGCTTTGATGCGGGGACATGGTTCTGGCAGGCTGTCGCGACCAAGACCGGCAGCACGATCACACTGGGCAGCGGCCAGCTGACGGTGTTGCGATCGCTGAGCTACAGCGGCACACCCGGCGCTGTTGATGGCAGGTCGCAGGCGCAGCAAGACCTTGATGCGGTGCAAGCCGCGATCCGCGCGCTGGTGTCCGGCGGTGTGGTGCGGGAGTACACGATCGGCAGCCGCAGCCTGAAGAAGTACGAGCTGGCGGATCTGCTGCAGCTGGAGGCGAAGCTGAAGGCTGATGTGAAGCGTGAGCAGATGGCGGATCTGATAGCCAACGGGCTGGGCAACCCGCACAATCTGTTTGTGAGGTTCTGAGATGGGACTGAGAACGCGGCTATTCCGGGCGATGGGCTTCGAGCCGGTGCGACCGCGACAGCGGGCGTATCAGGGTGCGCGCGTCAGCCGGCTGACGGCGGACTGGGTGACGAGCGGCACCAGCGCCGACGCTGAGATCAAGTCGAGCTTTAAGGCACTCCGCAACCGTGCGCGGCAGCTGTGCCGTGACAATGACTACGCCAAGCAGGCACTGCGCGCGATCCAGAACAACGTGATCGGGCACGGCATCCGCCACCAGGGGCAGGTGCGGATGCTGCGCGGCGGCAAGCTTGACGAGGTGATCAATAGCCGCATCCATGAGCAGTGGGAGCGGTGGATGCACAAGAGCCGCTGTGATGTGAGCGGCATCCTTGGCTTCCACGACATCGAGCGGCTGCTGATCCGCAGCCTGGCCGAGTCTGGCGAGGTGTTCGTTCGGATGATCAAGCGGCCGTTTGGGGACAGCCGGATCCCGTTTGCGTTGCAGGTGCTCGAGGCGGATTATCTGATCGATGACGACGTGCCTCAGGCGGCCGAGGGCAACACGGTCAGGATGGGCATCGAGGTGGATCAGTATCTGCGGCCGCAGGCTTACCACTTCTACGCGAATCACCCTGGCGACACCTACGCCGGCAACGCGCGCACGACAGGCCGCCGGATCCGGGTGCCGGCTGATGAGGTGATCCATCTGTTCCTGCCGGAGCGGCCAGGGCAGACCAGGGGCGTGACGTGGTTCGCATCAGCGCTGATGCGGCTGCACATGCTGCAGGGCTATGAGGAGGCCGAGGTGGTCCGTGCGCGGGCGAGCAGCGCGCTGATGGGATTCATCACCAGCCCCGAGGGCGAGCTGGTTGGTGATGCGATCTACGAAGGCGAGCGGGTGAGCGAGTTTCAGCCGGGTGTGTTCAAGTATCTGCAGCCGGGCGAATCGGTCACGGTGCCCGATCTGAACAGCCCTGACGGGCAGCTGGAGCCGTTCACGCGGTCGATGTTGCGGGCTGTCGCTGCTGGCGTTGGCGTCAGCTTTGAGAGCATCAGCAAGAACTTCTCAGAGAGCAACTACAGCAGCAGCCGGCTGAGCCTGCTGGAGGAACGCGACACTTATCGGGTGCTGCAGCGGTACATGATCGAAAACTTCCATCAGCAGGTGTTCGAACAGTGGCTTGACATGGCGGTCCTAAGCGGTGCGTTGAGTCTGCCGGGCTATGAGAGCAACCCTGACCGGTACCGCGCGAGCCGGTGGGTGCCACGCAGCTGGGAGTGGGTGGATCCGCAGCGTGAGGTAGACGCATACAAGACGGCGGTGCGATGCGGGTTCAAGACGCTGGGCCAGGTGATCGCAGAGCAGGGCGGCGACCTTGATGATGTGCTGGTTGCGCGTCAGGCCGAGCTGGCCATGCTCGACGAGATGGACATTGTGACCGACACCGATCCGAGTGAGGTCACATCTGGCGGGGCTGCGCAGGTCCCGCTGAGCATGGGAGCGGTGCCGCAGTTTGAGGACACTGAGCTACCGCTCGAGGATGAGGAGTACGAAGAGGAATCGTTGCTCGAGGACCCGACCGAGGCGTTTGAGGATTGATGGCAACGATCAACGGGCAGGAGATCAACCTGATGCCGACTGATGGCATGAGGACTGAGGCGCAGCGTTATCGCGACTGGAAGGCCGAGGGCCGGGCAGGCGGCACGGAGGTGGCCGCGGCCAGAGCACGGCAGATCCTGAGCGGTGACGAGCTGAGCGCTGACACCGTGATCACCATGGCCGCATGGTTCGCGCGGCATGAGGTGGACAAGCAAGGCGAAGGCTTCAGTCCTGACGAGGACGGCTATCCGTCACCCGGTCGCGTTGCATGGGCCGCATGGGGCGGCGATGCCGGGCAAAGTTGGGCTAGCGCAAAGGCCGATAGAATCAAGGCATTAGAAGACAGAAGCGCCGTGGATTTTGCGCGCCCCTATCCGAATGAGCACGCAGCACGGCTGACCGATCCCGATCAGTACGATT